TCATGTGTCCTCCGCCAGTGTGGTGATGAGAGTCAGGACCGGGCGCCGGGGCGGCGCGGCGAGCTGGGCTCGCTTGCAGGCACCGCGGTTGAGGCAGCGGTAGCGCTCGGTGCCGTCCACGTGCTCGGTGACGTAGGGCCGGGCCCGGTTCCCGGGCAGGATCCCGAGTGCGTTGCCGCACTGGCAGCAGGTCAGCTCGGGGGCCTCGTCCGGGGTCAGGTCGTCGGCCCGCACGCAGATGATCTCGCCGTCGTCGAAGCGGACCGTGGCCCAGTCACCGGCGAGGTCGCCCAGGTCGGGCTCGTCGATGACGTAGCGGGCCACGACCACGCCTGTGGCGCCGGTAGAGGTGAAGGTCACGCGGTTGGTGGTGGTGGTCATCGGATCTCTTTCCGGGTGGAAGGTGGGAGGTCCCCCGTCGCCCTGTTCGGGGAACCTTCCCGTTCCTTTCTCTGACCTCATTGTAGCGCATCGGTGTTGAATGTCAACACCTATGCGCTACATATCGGGGGGAGGGCGAGCCCCACCATCGCGAACCAGAGGTGGGGTATCGCCCATACCAGGAAGGCGGACAGGGCGACCCCGGCAGCGAACCGGAACGGCCCGAGGCGCTGGCCGGTCCAGTGCACTAGCTCGGTGTAGGTGTCGACCTTGCCGCTCTGGTGGCGCCAGACGCCGACCAGTTCGGCGGCCAGTCCTACGGCGAGGGCGATGAGGAGAGCAGCGATGTGGACCATGGTGGGGTTCCTCGATGGTGTCGAGCCGGGCTTAGGATCGACCCCATGGTGGCCTACATCCGCGGCATCGACCTGAGTCGTTGGCAGGAGGGCCCCAACAACTTCCGGGCGCTGCGCGCCGGGGGTTTCGAGTTCGCGGTGCAGCGCTGGGGCGTGGGCACCTACCGTGACCCGGTCCGCAAGCCGAACCTCGAGGCGATCATCGCGGCCGGTCTGATCCCGGGTACCTACTTCGTCCCGGGCGAGCACACGGGGTCGGGCGCCCAGCAGGCCGGCCAGTTCCTCGCCGAGGTGCGGCAGGCCTTCGGTGACCATCCGATGCTGCTGGTCCTCGACGCGGAGCACTCGAACAGCTTCGGCGACCCGTCGGCCCGCCAGTGCATCGACTTCGTCGCCACGATCCATGCCGAGGCCGACCGCATGGCGCTCGGGTACGTCCCCCGGTGGTGGATGAACGGGAGGGGGTGGACGAAGAGCGACGCCCAGGCGATCCGCCGACACGCGATCTGGTGGCAGTCCGCGTACCCGGCGACGGTGGTCCTCGGGTTGCCGCCGGTCGCCTTCCTCGGGTGGGAGGCGAGGCTGTGGCAGTGGACCAGCTCGGGCCACCCACCGGGCATCCCGGGCTCGGTCGACCTCAACGTGTTCTACGGCAGCCGCGACGACCTGCTCGCACTGACACGACCACCGGTGGCACGACCACCGGTGCCCTCCGTCCCTGCCGTCCCCGACGCGAAGCGAGGCAAGATGCTGTTCCTCATCAAGACGCAGTCTCGGAACGAGTGGTGGCTCACGGACTGGCTGACGAAGCGTCACATGGCGTCCCGGGAGGACGCGAACGTGGCGATCGTTCTGTCGGCGGGAGCTGGCCAGCCGATCTCGACCGCGGCCAACAATCAGCCGCACATCCTGAGCGATAGCCAGCAGCCGATCGTCGACCGGATCCCTCGCACCGACCTCCCGCCTGTTGACGCGTCTGCCGGGTAGCCGGTGGGGCTACCGTCGCGGGGGTGGATGACTCGACGATGATTGGTGGGCTGTGGCGGCGGTTCCAGGTGCTTGCCGGCACTGCGGTGTTCTACCTGACGGCCCTGTCGGTGGGGATGAGCGCTGCGGCCGACCGGCTGGCCGAGCTCGCGCCGGCGGGCACGGAAGGCGCGGTGGCGTGGCTGATCCGGGCTGCGACGTGGCTGGCCGCGGCGGTGCTGGTGGTTCGGCGGGTGACGGAGGTGCCGGCGCCGCTGCGGGGCCTGTTGCCGGTGGCCGAGCAGGGCAAGGTCGTCGCGCTGCACACGTGGGAGGACGAGCACGGCGGGACGTGGACCTACAAGGCCGACCCGCCGACCGGGTCCAACAGCACGACGACGACCTTCGGTGGGCAGCCGGCTTAGCCGAGGCGTTCGACCCGGCCGAGACGGTCGGTCATCTTGCGGATCCGGGTCGACATGAGCGGTGGTGGCTGGCCCAGGGTGATCAGCACGTCCTCTTCGCCGTCCTCGCCGAGGGTGATGTCGATCTGCTGGACCCGCTCGGTGGTGATGACGTCGAGCCGCCCGGAGCGCACGACGAGGCCGGCAGCGTCGCCGAGCCAAAGGTCCTGTGGGCGCCACAGCCCGCGGATCAGCTGGCAGCTGTAGGCGGGGCGCACGGTGCTGGCTTCGGCGAGTGAGGCGTTGGCTCGGGACTGCAGCGCGGTCGATGAGTCGATGTCCGGGTACGACTCGACGAGGTCGAGGCGGCCCTCGGGGCGGGTGGCGAGGTCGCCGGCCGTGGCGTACTTGGGGGTGACCGCGGCGGCGCCGGTGACCATGATCGAGTTGCCGTAGATGGTGGGGTCGAAGCTGCGGGTGACCTTGGCGATGGTGGCGCCGTACTCGAGCACGAGGTCCCGGCTCTGGCCACGTTGGGGGTAGGCGAGCTGGGCGACGAGGTCGGCGTCAACCCAGAAGTCGAACCCGTTCTCGAGCGCGGCGAGCCCGATGATGGCCTCGCCGATGTTGGTCACGGGCTCGTAGACGATCGTGCGGGTGATCGCGGTGTCGGGCACGGTGGCGGATGTGGCGCTGATCCCGAGGTCGCCGCCGGTGGTTCCCTGGGTCCAGGCGATGAGCTGGCGGACGATGGATCCCTGGGCGACGGTGGTGAAGGTCCATGGGGCTTGGGGGGTGCTGATGCTGCGCCGCCGGAGGAGGCCGAGGTAGTCGACCGCGGTGAACGTGGCCCGGTGCTCGTCGAGGTCGACGTCGTCGCTGCTGGCCCCGACCCGCCCGCGGAACACGGGCTCGCCGTTGTAGGCGATCACGAGGTCGGTGACCAGTTCGTCGGGGAGCTGAGCGAGGTCGTGGCGGGCGTCGACCGTGAAACTGGACTCGGATGAGTCGATCAGCCTGGCGGTGAGGCTCCGCTCATGGGCGTCGGTCAGCTCCCCGAGGGGGACGACGCTCCCGGCCGGGTAGATGAGCCATGTCCAGGGCCCAGCGGACATCTACGCGGCACCGTGGTAGTGCAGGCGTGGGAAGCCGTTCGTGGCCGCGGAGAACGTGCGTGTGTTCCCGGTGATGTTCCCGACCCGCCACCGGAGGTACTGGCCCGCGGTGAGGTAGAGCCCGGTGAGGGCGAGGGTCTGGGCGACCGGGGCGGAGCCGGTGAAGAAGTGGACGTCCAGGGCGCCGAGGTAGCTGGTTCCCGAGTCGGCGTCCTTGAAGAGCTGGAGGTACCACCCGAACCCGGCGTTGGCGCTGATCTTGGGCGTGAACGACACCGAGTAGACCCCGGTCCACGGGATCAGCATCCGCGTCGGGGTGCCGGCGCTGAAGAACAGGCTCGTCGCGTAGGTCGCGGGCCGGATGGTGGGGACGCTGAGGGTCTTGTCGGCCTCCGTGCCGTTCGCGACGGACTGGCTGGTGGCCCCGAACTCGGCGACGACCGGGGAGCGGTTCATAACCTGGGCCGGGACCCGGTCGTCGGTGATGTCGCCATCGACGATCGACAGCTTCCCGGACGGGACGGTGATCCGGGCGAGTGGCAGCGCCGAGGAGGGGACCGCGGGTGGCGACGGAGACGCGCCGGGGGTACCGGCGATGTAGTCGATCCTGGTGGCGGTCGTGCCGGAGCCCACGGCCTCGGCGTCGTGGGCGACGAGCACGATGCGGTCGATGCGGCTGTTCCCGACACCGGGCGCGGCGGTGACGGCCCTGTTCTCGACGGCGTCGTTGGCGCACATGTAGCGGCCCTGGCCGGCGACGTGGTCGCCCTGGACAATCGCTCCGCCGACCGCGATGTCGACCGACATGTTGGCGCCGGCCGCTTTCTGGGACACCTTGAACGCGGCGCTGAGGTCGAGCACTCCCTCGGCAGGGAACAGGTTGGTGACGAACTGGCGGTCGGCGTCGTCGGTGTAGGTGCCGGAGCCGGCCCACAGCGGTGGGTGAAGGGTCATGGGTCCTCCGTGTCGTCGGGCCACAGGAAGGGGTCGGCCCACTCGATTTCAGCGACGGCGCCGGCAGCTGCCGCGCCGGTGACGAACCGGTACAGGTTGTCGCCCGGCTGGGCCCGGAGCCATGTCGAGGCGGTGAAGTCGATGTCCGAGAACCGGGGCAGGTTGGGGTCGCCGTCGATTCGGACCGTGCGGGTGAGCATGTTCACCTCGAGGAAGTGGCCGTCGTCGATGGTGATCGAGGTCATGGCGAACGCTTCGCCGGTGGTCATGTCCTCGATACGGAACGACGTCGCCAGGGGGCCGCGGACCCGGATCACGGGCCACACGTCCACGGCGCCCCGGTTGGTGACCGCGAGGAGCCCTGAGACGGCCGTGGAGGCCGGGAACACTCGCCCCGGCGGGTAGACGGTCGAGTAGGTGCGCCCGGTCGAGGAGACCTCGTAGGGACCGGCTGCGACGACCTGGGCGGCTGTGTAGAGGAACGGGTCGGGGGCCCGGAACGTGAGCTGCACCTTGGCGTGGTCACCGAACTCGAACGGGGCGCTTGCCTGGTCGGGCGCGAGGCCCATGCGGTAGACGATCCCGCCGATGGTGAGCACGAGCGTCGGGCGTTCCCGGACAGCGATCATTCGGGCGAGGGTGGCGAGCGCATGTTTCCAGGTGATGTCCTGCTCGTTCACCGCGGTGAGGTTGATGGACACGGCCCGAGCTCCGAAGTGCTCGGTCTGGTCGATGGTGCCGTCAGCCCGGGACCGGGCGGTCGACACGGTGCGGATCTCGGGCCACCCAAGGTTGACCTGCTCGCAGATCATCCCGTTCTCTAGGTCGAGGACCAGTAGGCCCTCGGCCAGTTCGAGGGCGACGGTGTCGCCGAACACGACTGGTTCGATCGGTGGGGCGAGGTCGATGGCGGAGAAGTCGTTGACGAAGATTTGCCCGCCGTCGCCGATGTGAGCGACGACGATCCCGACCTGACCGAAGGTGGGGAGGGTCTGGCCCTGCTCGGACAAGTCGACGGGCAGAACGACCGACACGGTGCGCAACGTGTCGTCCTCGGTGGGTTCGTCCATGCCGTCGAGCCAGTAGCGGGTGGTGAGCGTCTGGCCCACGAGCCGGGCCCGGATCCATGCACGGGCACCGGTGGGGATCGCGACCCACCGGTAGTAGCCGGTCCCGGTCCCGGCGTGTGTGTCGTTCACCCGGAACACGGTTGGGCTCACGATGGTGATCCCGCCGGTGAACTGCTGGTCGAGCCCGAGGTCGCTCGACACGATCTGGACGATGTCGCCCGAGCTGACCATGTGGGGCTCGGTGGTGGTGACGGTGATGGTGGTGCCGCTGCCGACGATGCTGACCGCGGGTGTCCCGAAGAGGTAGTTGCTCACCGCGTGCTGGTTGATCGACAGGAGGTCGTGGGCCTGGTACTGCCAGACGCCGTGTAGGAGCACTCCGCTGGCACCGAAGATGACGTTGACCCAGGCGATGGGGGCGATGCCGGGGAGGTCGGTCTCGGGCTGGGTGTTGAGGACCAGGCCGGGCTGCGCGAGGCCGGGGCTTCCGATCGTCACGCCTATGCGGATGAGGCCCTCGACGACCTCGGGGGTGAAGGCCGGGTCGTCGTAGAGGTAGAGGCGCCGGTCGTCTCCGGCCCCACCGGAAGCGGTGAAGACGCCTTCGCCGCTGACGATGGTCTCGGCGATGGTGTTGTCCGGTATGGAGACGACCTCGACCGTGAACAGGTCGAAGTCGCCGACCTGGTCGAAGTCGACAGCGATGTTGCTCATAGCCGGCCCCCGGTGATGGCGTGTTCAAGGCGACGTTCGAGCATGTCGAGGTCGACTCCGTCGTGTAGGTGGACCTCGCCGATGCTGAGCCCCGCGCCGGCGGACCCGCCGGGCCCGCCGGGCAGGGCACGGAGCATCTGGGCGACACGGCGGGAGATCACCAGCTCGCCCTCGTGGGTGTAGCCACCACCGGGCCCGACCTCCCAGGCGCCGGACCCGTAGCCCTTGAACCCGCGGGCCCGCCAGGCGCCGAGGGTGCCGTAGCGGGCCGTGGTGTAGCGGATCGCGGCGACGATGTTGGCGAACGGGTCGAAGATCCCTCGGCCGACCAGCTCACCGGCGTAGTGCCGGAACGTCGAGCCGATGACTTGCATCAGCCCGCGGGACGGGTCGCCGCGCTGGGCGTTGATGTCCCACTTGTTGATGGCGTTGGCGTTCCCGCCGGACTCGTGGGCCATCTGGGTCAGGAGGTCGCCGAGCCACGCTGGGGACTGGTGGGTGTAGCTGAGCGCTGCGAGGGCGACGTTCCGCCACTGGCCGGCCCCGCGGCCACCACCACCGGGCCCGACTATGTCGGTGACCGTGACCCCGATCTTCGAGAGGAACTTTCGGAGCGGGCCCTCCTGGCTGAACATGCCGCGGAGCAGACCTTGCATGAGGTTGACGCCGACGCCAGCCATGACCTTGGACGGCGACCCGATCCCGAACACCTTCTTGAACCCGCCGACGACCTTGTCTTTGATGCCGCCGAGGACCTTGCCGATGCCCTCCGCCCCGGCCTTGATGCCGTTGAGCATCCCCTTGATGATGTCCTTGCCTATCCCTAGCAGGAGCTTTAGAGGGTTGGGGATGGCCGACACGATCCGGCCGGGGATGCCCTTGAGCCACGGCCACAGCACGTTGGTCCAGACCCACACCACGCCGTCTTTGAGCCCGGTGACGATCTTCTTGCCGGCCTCGATGAGCCACTTGGGGGCGTTGACGAAGAACGAGACGATGCGGCCCGGGAGCGACCGCAGGAACGACCAGATGGTGTCCCAGTTCTTGATGATGGCGACGACGGCGAGCCCGAAGGGCCCGGTGAGGATCCCGAGGATGACGGGCCAGTTGCGGCGCAGGAAGTCGACCACGGCGCGGGCTGCGGCGGTGACGAACTTCTTGATGGTGTCCCAGTTCTTGACGATCAGCACTGCGGCGGCCACGACCGCGGCGATCACGATGGCGATCGGGCCCATGGAGATGATCCATGCCAGCGCGACCTTGGCCGCGCTCAGCAGGGCCTGGACGCCGAGCCACGTCCACTTGGCGACCATGATCGCGGTCTGCACCACGTAGACGGCGGCGGTAGCGATGGGGCCGGCCTGGGAGATGACCCATGCCGCGGCCTGCCTCGCCGCCGAGATGGTGGCCTGGACACCGAGGCGGATGATGGCCGGGATCGCGAGAACGGTGATGACGGTCGCGACCTTCTTGATCACGGGCCACGCCTCGGACCAGTGGTCCACGATGAACTGCGCCGCCCGCACACCGCCACGGATCATCTTCGCCAGGGCGTCGGCGACGTCCTTGGCGATGCGGATGATCATCGGGCCGTGGTCCTCCCACCAGTTCGACAGGTCGCCCAGCACGTTGTGGACCCAGGAGCGGATGGCGGGCGCGACGTCAGCGACCCAGTCACGGATGGCACCGAACACGCGTTGCACGAACGCGGTGATGGCCGGGCCGTTGCGTTCCCACCAGGCGCCCACCGCTGCGAACGCGGCCCTGATGCGGACGAGCGCGGCCCGCCCGATCTCGATGGCCCGAGGCAGGGCCGCTTGGATGAACGTTGCCGCCCGGTCGATCAGCGGGAGGAGGAGCCCGCCGAGGGTCTCGGCCACGTTCCCGAACGCAACCTTGAGCTTGTCGCTGGCGGTGGCCTGCGCCGCGGCTGAGCCGCCGAACTCCTTGCGCAGCTCGCCGAGGATGATCTTCTGGGCCTCGAGCCCATGACCCGACTTCACGAGGGTCGCGATCTGGTCGCGCTGCTGTTGGGTGAACGAGACCCCGACCCGCTGCAGCGCGGTGATGCCCTTCACGGGGTCGTTGAGCGCCTTGCCGAGCTGGATGGCGCTGGACTTCATGTCCTGGCCAAGCGCGACCGACATGTCGTTCGCGATCGAGGTCGCCTGCGAGAAGATGTCGTTTCCTCGGCCGACCTCGTTCCGTATGTTCGTGAAGGTCAGGAGCAGGTTCTCGCCGGATTGGATGGCCTCGTCGTCGATCCCGGTCTTGGCCGAGATTTGGCCGGCGAGGTTGGCGACGCCCTTGGCCGAGATGTTCGCCGCTTCGCCGGTCGAGCGAAGCACCTGCTCGGTCTGGGCGCCGATCTTGCGGGACTCCTCCGCGGCGTCGACGAACGACTTGCCGAAGTGGATGGCAGCGGCGGCGGCGACAGCGAGGCCGATCCCGGCCCCTACCGCGAACTTCTTGACGCCTGACGAGAACCGTGACCCGAACGACTTGCCAGCTGCGTCACCGGCTTGGCGGGCGGCCTTCTCGGTGGGCCCGGACATCTCTTTGCCGATCCGGGCGGTGATCCCCCGGGCCGTGGGGATGAGGCTGACGTAGGCCTCGGCGAGTTCGACGGCCACTAGCCACCACCTAGGGCCCGGTCAGCTCCGGGCCGGGTCGACGCCAGCATCGCCTTGACCTCAGACAGCGGCCGGGGCTTGCCGTAGTGCACCCCTGACGGTTCGATGCCGGGGCGTGGCAGGGGCGTCGGCCGCTTCGTGGGCGACTTGCGACCCTGGTTGGCGTTCTGCCAGGCGAGGACCTGGAGCGTGTCGAAGATCCCGGCGAGGAGATGCTCGAGCGGTGTCCATGGCCGCTCGCCGCCGTTCAGTGACCGGGCTGTCGCTGAGTCCGAGGGCAGTTCGGCGAGGAGCACATCTAGCTCCCGCCAGCTCAGCGCGCCCGTCGTGAGGCCCGCGAGCCGGATCCCGTAGAACCGCCGGAGGTCCGCCTCGACCGCGCGCCCGTGCTCGCGGACGAATCGGGCGAGGCCCGCAATTTTTCCAGCGGGATCCCGACGTGGCGGCCCCACGCGATCATCAGCTCGTCCATCTTCCACGAGGGGAGACCGAGCCCGCGGAAGGCGTCGTACTTGTCGCCCAGGGCCTCGGAGAGCAGCACGTCGATCTGGCCCTCCTCGAGGAGGACGGCAACGGACCAGTCCATCTCTTGCATGTGGGCCATCTCGAAATCCTGGCCCTGGAGCCGGAACCGGAACGGCCGGTGCTCGTCCTCGGCCTCGAGCGTGTCGAGGTCGAAGACCTCGTCGGGTGCTTGCGCGCCGCTGGGGGAGGGCGCCGACGTGGTCGTTCGCCCGTTGTGGGTGACGGTCCGCGGCGGCATCAGGCGAGCTGCGGGTTGATGTACTTGAGGGCGAGTACGCCTGCGTTGTCGGGCTCGACCGACAGCGTGAACGGATAGGCGATCGGGGAGCCGTTCACGTAGTTGACCTCACCCCGGTCCGTGAGCCGGGCCTTGGGGACGACGATGCGGATCCGGTCGGTGCCGTCGAGGACATCGAACCCGAACGCCTTGTCGACCGCTATGGGGAGGTTGATGGTGACCTTCGTCTCGGCCGGCGGGCCGGCGACGGCGGCGATGGTCGACCCCGGGTAGAACAGCTCGAGGGTGTTGAGGTTGGTCTCGATCCCGGTGAACGAGAAGTCGAGCCCGGAGCCGGTGATGACCTTCCGGACGATGGCCCCGGACTGCCAGGCCTTGATCTCTTCGCTGTCGAGGCTGGGGTTCTCGGTGAACCCGTCCTCGTTCATGTAGCCGAGGTCCTTCCATGCGGTGGACCAGGCGGCCGTGGAGTTGGTCGGGGCGGTGGCGCCGACGGTGCTCATGTAGATGGCGCCGGTCGCAGCGACCTCGACAAGGTCGGCGGAAAGTACCATGCGTCGCTCCTACTCGCTGAGGGACTCGCACTCGATCTCGATGCCCCGGAGCGTAGCCCCCTGTCCCAGGTGGGACAGCGACTCAGACGACGGTGAGGTTCTCGCGGTGTCGGATCGAGTAGGTGGCGACGTACCGGGGCTGGTTCTCGTGGTCGGGGTCGGGCAGCAGCGCCGGGCCGGCGAACTCGTCGACCCGGTAGATCGCGGTGCCGTTCAGGGTGCCGCCCTGCAGCCCGTGGATCCTGGAGCGCACGTCGTGGCACAGCTGGTAGGCCGCGGTCTCGGTCGGGCCCCAGCACTCGACACCGATGGTCGGGACGTCGGTGACGGGCCAGTCCCAGGGCCCACCGATGCGGCGGACGAGCACGAACTCGTCTGGCAGGTCACGGGGGACCCGCCCAGCGACGGCCGTGGGCGTGATGAGCGGCCGGAGCCACACCACGAGGGAGCCGGCCAGGTCAGTCACGGCCGGCGTCGATCGCTCGGGTGAGTCTGCGGTACGTGGCCTCGGCTTGCATCGCCTCGAACGTGCTCGTGAGGACGATGACGCTGGCCCGGTGGGATTCGAGGTTGAGGTCGACGACGTGGCCGGGGCCAGCGGTGCGGGCGATCGCCTCGCCGCGGCGGACGAGGTCGGCCTGGACGCCCGGCTCTTTGAGGAGCTTGGTCACCGCCCCGGGGATGAGCCGGATCCGGACGTTCGCCATCAGCCCTCGACCTTCCGTAGCTTGGCCTCGAGGTGGTGATGCCCGCGTGGGGTGGGCACCGGGGCCGGCGCCCCGTCCACGGAGAACACGGCCGGGCCGGCCGGGTGGCCGTCCCACTCGATGTGGTCGTTCGCGTCGACCGCGAGGTAGTTGGTCAGCAGCGTCCACCGTTGCGACATGGCGTCACGGCCGTCGGTGAACGCCTCGCTCGCCTGGTCCTCTTGCATCCACCCGGCGACCGTGGACCGGGCGGCGGAGCTACCGTAGTCCCAGATCGTCCCGGCGTAGGCGTCGCTGCCGGCGGCCGGGTGCACGACCACCACCTCGTGGGGCAGCACGTGGAGAGGTAGCACGTCAGAACCTCCGGCGCAGCAGCCGCCACAGCCACCGGGGCATGAGCGGCGGCCGGGTGAACGTGGGCTGCAGCAGGAGGTGGAGGCGGATCTGCTCGGCGTCGGAGAGGCGGTCCTTGGCCATGAGGTCCTGGACCTCCTGACCGACCGGGTCGGTGTCGCTCATCGCGGGAACCGGTAGCGGTTGAGGATGCGGCGCTGGTCGTCGTGGACCGTCATGCGGGCGATGGCCTCGGCGAGGGTGTAGCTGTACTGGCCGATCGTCTCCTGTTTCATCCCCGTCGGGTTGCCGATCGCGCCGGCGACCATGTCGGCGGCGACCGTGACGATGTCCGGTGGCGGGGCCTCCATGCCGTAGTCCCAGACGACCTCGATCGTCGAGGTCCGGGCCCAGATCCTCGACCCGCTGGTGCGGCTGAGGTCCCCGTACTTGGACCAGTCGTAGTCGTGGCCGTAGGCGAGCTCGCTGCCGTCGAGCGTGACGCTGACGACGTCGTTGACGAGCTGACCGGGGAGCCAGACCTCGAATGAGTCGCGTCCGGGGATCGTGGCGGTCGACCGGGCGGTGCCCGAGAAGATGACGTTCGGCAGCTCGGCGGCGATGAGCCCGTCGGATCTGGCGAGGAGGTCAGGTAGGAACTCCGCCTCGGTGCTCGACAGGGCCCGCATGAGCGAGGCCTCGACGTCGGCCTGGGCGGCGAGGGTCACGTCTGTGCCTTCTCGTCGCTGGGCCAGCCGGCGGGCCCGACGTGGATGACACCCCAGCCGTAGTGCCCGACGACCGGTGACTTGATCTCGCTGGTCTCGTAGCGGGCGGTGAGCTGGGGCCACACCTTGTAGACCTCGGTGCGGGCGTCACCGCGGCTGGCGATGTCGTGGATGAGGATCAGCCCACCCGCCCGCACGAGCGGCCCGTAGTCACCGAGGTCGGCGTAGAGGCCACCGCGTGAGTGGTCGCCGTCGAGCACGAGGACGTCGATCGGACGGTCGCCGAGGATCTCGACGACCCAGGCCCGGGACTTGGGGTCGTGGGAGTCACCCATGCGGACCACGGCCCCGTGGGTGTCGAGGTCGAGGTCGGAACCGCCCGTGGCGTAGCTGTTGTCCATGAGCGTGAGCCCGAGCACGGTGGCGTCCGGGCACGCGGTCTGCCAGGCGTAGAGGGTGCCACCGGCATCGCAGCCGACCTCGACGATGACCTTGGGGTCGATGCCGACGACCAGCGCGAGGGCGTCGGCGAGTTCGTCGGGCAGCTGGGATGCCCCGTGGTCGGCCACTGCGCCACGGGCGATCTCGACGAGCTTGCCATCGATGTTGCCCACGGGGAGACATCGTAGGTAGTCAGCGGCGACGGGGTCGGCCAGTGTGCCGTTCGGCGACCAGGTGCTCGCGTAGCTGTGGGCGACCTCCCACGTGTAGCCGAGGTCCGTCAGGGTCGCCTCCAGCTCGGCGCGGGTGTAGTAGCCGCAGTAGTCGTGACACTCGATGAACAGGACCGGCCGGTGTTGGCGCAGCAGCCTGGCCATGCCGCGCAGGGCGTGGAGGTCGGCGCCCTCGACGTCGAGCTTGACCAGGTCGAGGCGGGGGAGGTCGGTGATGACGTCGTCGAGCGGCGCCGCGGGGACGGTGCCCTCTTCGTCGTCGGTGCCCGGCAGGGTGCGGGTCGATCCACCGGCGCTCCGCCGGTTCGGGTCCTCGAGCCGCAGGGTGGTGTTCTCGTCCCAGGCGGCCACCGGGAGGACTTGCACGTTGGTGATGTCGTTCATCACGAGGTTGCGGCGCAGCACCGACGCGGTCTCCGGGTTGGCTTCGACGGCCAGGATCAGCGCGGCGTGCTCGGCGAGGCGCAGGGTCCAGTGGCCGACATGGGCGCCGACCTCGAGCACGATCCCGTCCGCCGGGACCAG